GAGAAAGCGGCATGACGTGGCAAATCGGACTTGGGCTCGCCTGCCTGTGGCTGGTGGCGATCTACCTGATCCTCGAGCTCATGGGCTTCGTGAAGCGCGGCGACTCGGACCAGTGGCGCGAGTTCACCGAGCACCAGTGGAAGGACATCCGCAAGCAGGACTTCAGGCGGCGCATGGAAGATCGGGCGCGCAAGGAACGGGCGGGGATACGATGAGTGCCAACGCTGAATACGTCGAGTTTCTGGCGCGCAAGACGCCCGTCGCCGTACGCCGTGGGCTATCACAGATGCCGGCCATGTCGTCGCATCTGTTCCAGTTCCAAAAGCACTGCGTCGAGTTCCTGCTTGAAGTCGGCTCGGGCGGTCTGTTCCTGGATACCGGGCTCGGCAAGACGCTCGTGCAGCTCGAGTACTCGGAACACGCGCGGCAAGTCGAGAACGGCAAGGCACTGATTCTCACCCCGCTGGCCGTCGCCAAGCAGATCGAGCGCGAGGCGCACCGCTTCGGCTATCCGGCCCGCGTCATCCGCGATCAGTCTGAGGCCCGCGAAGGCATCAGCATTTGCAACTATGACCGGCTGCACCTGATTGACCCGTCCGAATTCGGCGTCGTGACGCTGGATGAGGCGAGCATCCTCAAGAGCTTCACCGGCAAGACGACGCGCGCGCTTATTACGGCATTTGAGCATCATCGCTGGCGCGTTCCGGCCACTGCGACGCCGGCCCCGAACGATCACATGGAGCTCGGCCAGTACGCCGAATTCTGCGGCGTGATGCAGAGCAATGAAATGCTCTCGCGCTTCTTCATCAATGACACTGCGAACGCCAGCCAATCATGGCGGCTCAAGCGGCATGGCATCGAAGCGTTTTGGGATTGGGTTGCGTCGTGGTGCCGGCTGGCGCAGTTGCCGAGCGACTTGGGCGATGACGATGCGGGCTTCGATCTGCCGCCGATCGCCGTTCATCGGCATCGAGCCGCGGAATCTGCGCCGACGATGAGCGGCGGGCTGTTCGGCGATCAGGTCGTGAGCGCCACGAATCTGCATCAGGTCAAGCGGGCGACGGCCGGAAAGCGCGCAATGATCGCCGCGAATCTGGCCGCCTCGGATTCGCATGAGCCGTGGGTCATCTGGTGCGATACCGATTACGAAGCCGACGCGATCCTTGCTGCATTGGACGGTCTACCGGGCGTCGTCGAGGTTCGCGGATCCATGCCGGCTGAAAAGAAAGAGGCGAATCTCGAAGCCTTCGCGGACGGATCGGCGCGCGTGATGGTGACAAAGCCATCGGTGGCGGGATTCGGCCTGAACTGGCAACACTGCGCCCGGACGGTATTCGTGGGCCGGTCGTTCAGTTACGAGGCGTGGTATCAGGCCGTCCGCCGCTTCTGGCGCTTCGGTCAGGCCCGAGGAGTGCAAGTGCATCTTGTCGTGGCCGAGGGCGAGGATTCGATCGCCCGCGTGATTGATCGCAAGGCCGACGATCACGCCAGCATGAAAGTCGCAATGCGGGCCGCAATGGCGCGCAACAAAGGGAAGTCGAGCGCGACGCGCGTCGCGTATGAACCAAAGCACCGCGGGAGGTTGCCATCATGGATTGCTTGAACGAAGCCCACGGCGACGGCTGGGTTGCCTATCAGGGTGATTGTGTGAGCGTCGCCAGTCAGTTGCCGGATGCGTGCATAGACTTCTCGGTCTACTCGCCCCCGTTCGGCTCGCTGTTCGTCTACAGCGACAGTGCCGCCGACATGGGGAACAGCTCGAGCGACGGCGAGTTCGCAGAGCATTACGCCTATCTGGTGCGGGAGAAATTCCGCCTCACGAAGCCGGGCCGCCTCACGGCCGTCCACTGTTCAGACCTGCCGATGACGAAGTGGAAAGACGGCGCGGTCGGTATCCGCGACTTCTCCGGGGACATCATCCGCATCCACCAGGACGCCGGCTGGATCCTGCACAGCCGCCGCACGATCTGGAAATGCCCCGTTGTCGAAATGACGCGCACGAAGCACGTCGGTCTGCTCTACAAGCAACTGCGCAGCGACAGCGCGAAGTCTCGCGGCGGGATGCCGGACTACCTGCTCACGTTTGTGAAGCCTGGCATCAATGAATCCCCGATCACGCATGACGCCGCCGAGTTCCCCGTCGAGCAGTGGCAGGAATGGGCGTCCCCGGTCTGGATGAACATTAACCAGACGAACGTGCTGAACGTGAAAACCGCCCGCAGCGAGAAAGACGAGAAGCACCTGTGTCCGTTGCAGTTGGACCTGATCGAACGGGCGCTGGTGCTGTGGAGCAATCCCGGCGATACCGTGCTGTCGCCATTCATGGGCATCGGAAGCGAAGGTTATCAGTCCCTGAAAGCCGGCCGCCGATTCGTCGGGATCGAACTCAAGGAAGCCTACTGGCGGCAGGCGTGCCAGAACCTGAACGGGGCGGCGAGTCAGTCTGACTTGTTCTCAGTCGCATGAACCGCCGCGACTATCACCGCCGCTACTACGAACTGAATCGCACGCGCCGACGTGCGCAACGGCTGGCGAGCAAGTGGGGCGATCCGAGCATCTGGCGCGCGTTCCTGCCAATTGCACGTCAGGAGGCCGCATGAGCGCCGCCTACGACGTGGACCTGGCCGAGCGCAACCGGCTGCTGCAGCAGGACGTGATCGCACTGCGCCACGCGCTGGAAAGGTCGCAGCAGGAAAAGGCGGCGATGTTGCAGCAGATGAACGAGATCAAGTTCCGGCACGAGCAGGCGATTGCGCGGCTGCGGGCCACGATACAGGAGTTTCTTACATGAGCAGAATGGCGGAACACGCGATGGAGACACAGACGTTTTACGAGCCGGTGCAGGCCGACGAGCGGGTAGCTGCGTTCAACGCCGCTTATGCCGCAGCACAAGGCGAGTGCGAGAACCCGCCGCTCGACAGCATGAACCCGGCTTTCCGCTCGCGGTTCAGCAGTCTTGCCGCAACGCGCAACGCGATCATCCCCGTGTTCTCGAAGCACGGCATTGCGATCCAGCAGACGGCGCACACCGAAATGATCGGGGACCGCATCTACGCTGGCGTGCGCACGGTGCTGCGTCACAAGGCGGGCCACGTCGAGGATCTCGGCGTGTGCGTGATGCCGGTGCAGAAGGTGGACGCTCAGGGATTTGCGTCGTGCTTCACCTACGCGAAAAGGCAGTCGCTACAGGCATTGGCGGGCTGCACGGGTGAGGTCGATGATGACGCCGAAGGTGCGGTTGCCCGATCCACGCCGCCGGCCAAACCGGGAATCGGGGTGCATTCCCCGCTCGGTGACGTGCAGATTGATGACCGGGCGGTGAAGTACGCCGATGCGTTCAAGGAAGCGCTCGAGGGCGGCGACGTGCGCGCCGTGGCTGCGGATATGCGCGAGGAAGATGGGCACGAGGAACTGTATCGGGCCACCTGGAGCCTGCTCGACAGCAAGGCCCGCAGCGCGATCAAGCGGCTGCTCGCGGAGAAGGCGGCATGACCGGCCGCAAGCCCAAAGCCACGCTCGCGCAGATCGCGCGCATGAGCCACCTACGAGCCTGCGGGCTGACGTTCGACCGCATTGCGCGGGAGTTCGGGCTGGCGCGGTCTACGGTGCGGCGATACCTCGCGGGCGAGTGCCGGCACTACCGGGGCGCGTGATGGCCGAGTTCTACCTCAAGCGCACGCTACAGGGATTCGCGGCCGACGACTCTGCGGCCGTCGAGAACATGAAGCGTATCCCGCTCGGCACTACCGTGCGCTGCGAGATCACCCGGCCCCGGTCGGTGGCGCAGTTACGGTATTACTGGGCTCTGTGCGCGCTTGTGGCACAGAACCACGCCGAACTGCAGACCCGCGAGCAGGTAGACCAGGCGCTGCGGTTGCTGACCGGCCACGTTGACATCGTGAAGGTGGGCGACAAGGTGCTGCAGATCCCGCGGCGCATCGCGTTCTCGAAGCTATCGCAGGACGAGTGGAGCGCGTACCTGGTGCGCGTCAAGGATGCCGTTGTGCGCGAGTTGCTGCCGGGCGTGGAGTTGCCAGAGTTCGAGGAGGAAATCTTGCGGATGACGGGGTGCGCGGCATGAGAAACAAGAAACGATCTGACGCGGACTGGAATACGCCTACGGACACAGGTTTCACTTGGCAGCACGTCGAAGTCGAGTTGCTAATGGACATCCGCGACGAGTTTAAGCGGCTGAATGAGTTGCTGAATTGTCACAACTTCATTCGCATCCCGACCGTACTCGACTCGATCTATCGGAATACGCGCAAGCCGGTGAAGCGGAAAAAGAAGGCGACGAAGTGACCACTAAAGCCGACCTCGCCCGGTTCCGCAAGCTACAGCAGATTGGCTGCATTGCTTGCCGTAGCCGGGGCGTGTACTCGCAAGGCGACGTGCATCACTTGCTGTCTGGTGGACGCAGGCGCGGGCACCAGTTCACGATCCCGGCTTGTGCTTGGCATCATCGCGGACAGCCACCCGATGACCTTACCGTGGCCGAGGCGAACCGCTACTACGGCCCGTCGCTGGCCCGTGCGCCCAAGTCTTTCAGGGCTGAGTTCGGGGATGACGAGACGCTGCTCGAGACGGTCAATACGCTGATCGAGAGGCTCACCCCATGAGCCAGGCTCCGTACTGGTTGAGGCCGAGGGACGCCGCCGAACTCGAGCGCGAGCGCCGGCACCTTGAGGCGCTGAAATGGATGGAGAGGCTGGCGATTTTGTTCAAGCGTAACGTGAGGCCGAAGCAATGATCGACCTTGAAGCGATCCGAGCGCGGGTTGCGGCTGGCGTGTACGAAAGCGCAACCGCTGATATGGCGAACGTGCATTTCAAGATTGCAGCGGACGACCGCCGCGCCCTGCTCGCCTACGTCGATGCGCTCGTGGCGGCGACGGGCCGGTTCTTTAGCGAGTACGACGACGGGACGGTTGACGGCGTAGCGTGGGCGCTTGCCGACCTCCGCGCCCTGCTGCCGAAGGAGAAGCGGCCATGAGCTTTAGAAAATTGGCTGGCGGTGGGAATGCCTGCGCGTACTGCGGGTTCTGTCTCGTAATGGCAGGGCCGCGCCAGTGCTGCCCTGCGGGTAGAGACTACGACGCCCTGACCGCCGAGAACGCGGCGCTGCGCAAGGACGCGGAGGCCCGTTCGCTTTACGACCGAACGGCGGCGGCGCAGGGATTCACTAATGCTCCGCACTGGAACGATCTGGCCGAGGAAACGCGCCAGATGTACC